ATTCCCCAGTTCATGCTCCAGCCCTCTTGGGGAACGGCCCCGGACCAGCATACTTCTTGTTTAACTGCTCTAAATTCTTCTGTTCACCGGCCTTTTTTTTCCGCTCTGCCGTGTCGGCGTTATCCTGCTTCTGCTTTTCCCCTGCGTCGGCGAAAGCCTTTGTCCTTTGGTCATACTCCGCCTGCGAGCTTGCTGGCTTATTTGTCATCGGGCCGACAGCGACAGTCTCTTTCTCCATGTATCCTTGTTCACCTCTCTTGGCGTCAGGATTCCCGCCTCTAGCTCCAGAAACGATTTTCTCATCGTATCCGCCCAATGGCGCAAGCTCCGGAGCTTTCTCTTTCTGTCGGAACGATTCCCCACCGTCTGGGCCTCTGTAGGTATCTAGCCTTGGCCCCTTAGTGGTTTCCTGCGTTGGAGTCCTTCGGCTTTCTGGCTCTCCGCTAGTTGCCGGCAATTCCGCCCCAATTGGAGCTTTAGTTGCATCTTTGGCTGCTTGTGGACTAATTGGGGCAGCGGCTTGATCACCAGAAGGAGCGCCTTGCGTTGGTTGCGGTGCGCCTCCGCCAGTAGCCCCCGGGGTTGTAGGAACCGGCGCAATCTTTTGCTGGGGCTTCCCGAATCTTTTTTGCATTTCGTCGTACGCGCCCTGACTTCCGACTGGCCCAGCGTAGTCAGGTTCGGACGCCCGCCCTAGGCCAGCAACACCAAGGACTGGGTTTAATGGAGCGCTTGCAGCCTTTTGATTGAATCTATCCAACCCAGCCTGCGCGTACTCGCGATCCATTCTTGTCGAATATGGATTGTTTAGAGTCTTCCTAGCTCCCTGCACATCCACTTGGCTTCCACCGCTGTTATATGGGGTGCTGATGCCAAGCGTCTTAGCCAAGGCAAACTCCGGAGATGCCATTACACGCTTTTGATTAACGCGAGGACTCACCGTTGCGCGATTCATCCCCGAAATGCGGTTCTGTAGGTACGAAGCCGTAAACTCAGATCCGGGCCCGGCAAAAGAACCGCCTAGGCCTGCAAAATCATCCCCGCCTCCAGATCCGCGTCCTCCGCCGATCCGTCGCATTGCCTCTGGCTGAGCGATGGGCGTAATAGCCATTTAGTCTTGGTATTCTTTTCTGGGGTTAATCTTTGGAGCTTTGTCGGCGTACTTAGCGCGAGCCATCTTGGTTTTTGGAACGAAGTCTTTAATCCCTTCCTTTTTGAACTTTTTCTTATTCCAATCGGGATCGTTAATGGAATTGTCCGCTCCACCCGCCAAGACGTTGTTCTGGTTCTCGGCGGTGGTCGCCATGTAGCTACTTGGTCCTGCGTATTTTTGAGATTTGTCCATCCCACTAATCTTGCCCTGCGCAGGTGCTGGACAACTACTTCTGTGGCTGTGTGCCGCTTAACTAAAGGTGGTGACTAAACGGTTTTTTGACTGCGAATCAACGAGCCTCTGCAAGTCTGGCGGAAGAGTCCGAATCGCCTTTGGCTCGGTGTATGGCGTTGCTCCCTCAATCGTTGCCAAACCAATCGCTATAGCCAGCACATCGTCGTCATGCTTCCCAGTCGCAGCTTCCGGCCTTCCATTTTCTGCAATTACAAAACTTCTAAACTCGGAGACTGCGTGTTTGCAGTAGACGTCGATTCCAAACTCTTTCTCGTTGTAGTCACGAATGTGAGACGCAAGGTTCTCGACAACCATCCTTCTTGTCTTGTCGGTGGTTTGCCAGCCGAGAGCCTTTGATCGCTTTGACTCCCGTAGATTGAATATCTCCCTTTGATATATGTTTAGGCCAGCAGTCTTTAGCAACTCAATCAGCGCAAGCCCGGGGCCGTTGACCTCCGGGACGATTAGGCATCCTCCATAATAGAGCGCGATTCTTTCCACGAGATCTGCCAATACATCGATGTCGACCCTGCATGGTGGCCGGATCCTTGCTACAACCGAGTGTCGAACCCACTTGTCGGTTGTGTCGTGGTACCCAGCTTTAAGCACAAATACTGCATGTGCGTCGGGATCCGATCCGCTTACTTGCGAGCTTCCAGTCATAGCGTCCACGGCAATCAAGTATCTGGCCATGCTCTGGGGTTGCTCCCACACATAGAGCCAGCTTTCTTGCTGGGATGTTTTTCGGAAGATTGGCTTGGTGAAGTTGCTCGGTGTATCCAGCACTCCGTAGAGAGGCTCTTTCCTTGCCAGCTGGTCTAGGTGAATCATTCCATCCTGGTCAAACCTCGGCCGGCCGGAAGTTAAGAAGCATGTAATCGGATCATTCGGATACTCTTGGTCAAACTGCTTGCTGTCGCCGGCGCACTTTTCTTTTAAGACCCTGCGCCTCCATAGGATCTGTCCGTTGCTTAGATTAAATCGGCTTTTGAGATCCTCCTCTCGAAAAGTCAGCTCAAGGTCATTCTCGTGTGGCTCGCTGTTTTCCTCGAAGTCGTGCCAAGCTGCGAACACCCGAACGTAGCCATTGCCAGTCTGCCCTTTCTTGAAATCTTCAAACTCCACGGCGTTCTGCCATGTATTGTAAAAAGCTCCCCCAGCTCCGTTTGGCGTGGACTCCTCGATCACAATTGTGTCGGGTTTTGCTGGAACGCAGTTACGGATGGCCAATAGAATTTTCTCTCCAGACCTCTCCCCAGCTCTGCGGTAATGGGCTACCTCAGAACAAAGCAAAGCTTGCAGGGTCATAGATCTTCCCGCACCAGGATCGTTTGCGGTTTCCTTTACAACTCGTGAGCCATGACTGAATTCACCTCGGCTTGGGTTGTAGGTACTGCCCCAATCCAGCGAATCGTTCTCGATATACCGATTGACCATATTAAAAAGGTTTTGAGATGTGTCCAGCTCATCTCCGATCAAGCATGCCGATACGTTTGGCATGGATCTGACAAAGTGTGTTATGACGGCTGACGTTATGGTGGAGCTGCCCATTTGCCTTGGCTTAAGAACAACAAGCCGAATTGGCTTTTGGTTGTCGCGCATGAAAGAAACAATCTCTGCTACTCGGCGTTGCAAGTAGTTGGCAACCGGATTAACCAGCTTTGCATCTTTGTTGAGGATCTTTGTGAATCCCTCCCACCAAGATAAAAAGTCCTTGCGAGCTATGGCCTCGACGGCCTCAAGGGTTAATTCCTTTTCTTCGACTTTTGCTTTGGCCATGACCAGTAGATTTCGGTGCCATGCCCAGACCCAAGGGTGGCGGTCTTCCACTCCCCGAATTTGTTGGCTTTACGTTTTTCTGAAAGGCTTTTGAGCTTATTTTTCTTCATGAACAAATCTTCTGGGCTGTGAATCCAGCGGGCCAAGTCGCAAGCCAAGGGCGGGATGCCGTGCTGTAGGCTCTGGCAATTTCGCCGAGCCCGTTATTTGCATATATCCACACTCCAGTTTCATATCGCACAACCTCATCCCCATACTGGTAAGTCTCATTCCCATAAGGTGCGTATCCTATTGGAGTAAGAGTCCGAGGACCCGCCACCCAGCCTGTCATTAGAACGCTTGATGTAGAATCTTGGCAGATTGCATATTTATCCATCAGATACGCCTCGACTTGCTGGCGTTCTAGAGTCGTTAATGCTCTGTTGTAAATAACAATTTCGGCAATATCGCATACACAGAAAAAATTGTCCACCGCGTCTAAGACCGCATTTGAGCCTATAACAAATGCACCAGTCGAATTACTCCCACTACTCCAATCTTCTGGGTCTGCTACTCCCACAAGATTTCCGTCCAAAAAGAAAGATATTTCAGTTCCGTTGTTTATTGTTGAAGCAATTCTTTTTTCGTTTTCTCCCATGGGGCTAGATTCAATATCGGAGGACCCTGCGTAAGAAACTCCATAGCTACTTGAAAAGTTTGGGTATTCCGTACCATATCCACCATAACTTAAGCCAGCTTCATATCCCCCAATATTTGTTACTCCTGATATGTATCTTGCGGTTGGTTGCTCTCCCCTTACCGTGCTTGCAGATGCTTTTGATACAGCAATTATTGTTATTGGCGTATCCCAGTTATGTGCAAAGAAGCTATTTGTTATTAAACTGCTTGCTCCATTAAAATGAATTGTTGGCTTTCCGTTTATGACATTTGATTGAAGTTGTGGCGTCCCAGCGCGAGGGATTGCATAGTTTCCGTTTCCGCTTTGGTCTGCCCAAGTTAAGCCCTGGTGGGTGTTATCTAGAATATAACCATTTCCTGTGCTGTCGTCTCTGGCTCCAGACGCTTCCTCCAACGTCCAATACGACTTAATTCCTTCAGTAGGAAATGACCCAGCACCATACGACAATCCATCGCCTCCATTGTATAGGTCAATAATTTCCTGTTCAGTCAATACTCTTGTCCAGATGCCTGTTTCGCTAATTGAGGCGTCTGCTGAAAAGCCGTGGTTTCCGCCATCAATTCTAAAATCGGACAACCCAAAACCAGTCCACGACCAATCTGTAGGCAGATCCATGTTGCCAGAGTTTTCGCCATCAATAAACAACAATACAATTCCAGCGTCAGGGGAATACGTTACAACAGCGTGGTACCATGTGTCCAAAGCTACAGTTGGCCCTTGAATGGTGCCAATATTGTCGTCATAAAGAGCCACAGATCCGTTTTGAACATATAAACTTATAAAATCATTCCCCGCAGTTCCCCAAATAGATTGCGGGGTACCGCTATGAGACTTTATCTTAAACCAAGTAGAAATGGAAAATGACGAAGATAAATTAGTTGCACTCGGCTTTGGAGAATCCCCGTCATTTGTTTCCCAACCATTTTCATTTCTAATATCAATATTATAATAAGTAGTTAGGCCAACAGCATTATCGTACAAACCGAAATCATAAGCATCATCACCATTCCAACTTATGTAATTTCCATTTGGCCCAAAGAACTGATTAGTGCCACCAACTTCCCTTGTGTAAGTTCCGTTAGAGGTTGTTGTTCCAGCACCACTAATTACAATAGTATTTATGAATGTGCCTTCAATGTTTGTATTTTCAAGATACTGATTGCTGGCTCCACCTTCAAAATCAGCTGCATTAAAATCAGTTGCATTAGCCGCAGGAATCTGAAAGTCGGTCACTCCAGCGTCGGCTTTGAGCCAGAGAGACAGGCCAGAGGATGGTATGGGGGATGACCCACCGCCAGAGAGTGTTCTCCTTCGAGGAGGATGACTACGAACGATTGAGTTTGTGAGCCCCAGCTTCGGCATATTAGACGTTCCTGTAGGCTATGACTTTTCCGCTGGTAAGTGTGAAGGACGTGAAGTTGCCGAATATCGTCACGCCTGCTGGCAGGGGAAGACTGGTTGTCGTTCCTGTCCAGTTCCCAGCCACTAAAGCTGAAAAGACCGCATCGGCCACCGCTTGGATTGCTCCAAAGCTTCCGTCGGTTTGGGTTGTGTCGGTTACATAGACTGCTCCGCCTTGTCCAAGGGCCAGGCTGGTATCGTTTGCAATTCCTTCGATGCTTTGTTCTCTGAATGGTATAGGCATATAGTTTCTCCTTTATGACTGCTTCCACCAATCGGCGGAGTCAGTCGGTTTAATTTTCTTTGCTAACGTGGAAATTGTTTTTCTAGCTTCACGGAGTCCGATTGTAAGACGGACGCATGGGGTTCCGTCTTTATCTAAAAAGCACTCCAAAAACCCCTCCTGATGAAGGTAGGATATTGCCGCTAGGGCTTCTTTCTCTCGGTTAAAACTCATCGGAAATACAGCACTACTTTGCCTCTTATGCTTGCCGATGGCAGTGCAGAAACGGATATTCCCATTACATAAATTGTTCCTACGTTTATGTCTGTTGCAGTAAATGTTCTTGCATTTGTCGTTGTTGAGGTGGCGGCCACATTTGACGCAAGCGACCAATTGTTTGTATCAACCACTTTTGTTGCTGTTGTCGCTGCTTCTGATGCTTTGCTATAGAGCGATATGGTGATAGTTGCCCCGCTTGGAAGCGTGTTTGTAGTTGATGTATTGTAAATGGATACAGATGCCCCAACTAATTTTGCATTAAATGGAAATACAAACGACCGAAGTGCAACCGATGAAGTTGTTCCTGTGGCCTCGATATCGCCGAAGTATCCAGCATCAGTTCCAGCTGCACTTGTGTTCCAAACGGCAAAAGATGTTGGAAACGAAATCCACTTTCCGTCTAGCGTAGTTTGAAGGCTTGTTACATCAGATATTGCGTGGGTATGCCCAGTTGGCGAGGCTCCAATCATTGATGGCGTAATTGGGTCTAAGCCAGAACCAACAGCATGACTTAACGCATGGGATGTTGGAGTGCGAGAATCTGAAAGCCTTGAATCGTTGCCTTGGCAGAAGCTATTGGCTGTAGTGCCAAACGAACCAGTAGTCACAACGCCAGAAGTTGTTGTGATTAAAGGAAGGTTTGCTGTTGAGCCGATAGCTCCAGCATTTGTTATGTTGCCATGGGTATGAGACGTGGGGGTCCTTGCATCAGATAGGCGGGAATCAGTTGTAATGACTGCAGTTCCAGTAATTGCGGAAGGAGATATGCCTGTTGCGGGAGCGTAACTACCCGCTGGTTGCGCCCCAATATCGGATGGAGTCAAGGCATCCGACCCTCCCGTGGAGTGCGATGATTTATGGGCCGTTGGAGTTCTTGCGTTCGAAAGCCTTGAGTCGTTGCCTTGGCAGAAAGAGTTGGCTGTTGAACCAAACGACCCTGTTGTTACAACTCCAGAGGTTGTTGTGATTAGTGGTAAATCAGCCGTTGAGCCTATTCGGCCGTCGGATGTGATGTTTCCATGTGTGTGTGAGGTAAGAGCAACCGTTCCCGTAGCATTAGGAAGGGTGATTGTTTTATCGCCTATAGCCGAACCATTCAACGTTGTTCTTGTTCCGGTTACTCCAAGCTGAATTGAGCCAGTCCCTGCTGTGTAAATAGACCCACCACCTCCAGATGTGACAATAGAGCCACCGCCGTTGCTTAAGTTAATTGATCCGCCTGGTCTTCCAGTAAGATATCCCGGGGAGCCGCCACCACTTAAATTGATTGAACCACCATTTGCGTTGTAATAATTGCCGGCATTAAGATTTATTGATCCAGCCACAGATCCGTTGACAGAATCTTCGCCCCCGCCCCCGGGGTACACATTCCTATAAGTAGCGTCTCCGCCAATCATACTCAAGGAACCACCGGCTCCTCCGGTGAATACGTCTCCGCCTATTGTGGCTCCTGATCCGCCACGGGTGTTGATTGATCCTCCGCCGTTAGAGGTGTTGATTGAGCCGCCAGAAGAATTTTCTGTATTACCACCAGATGTGTTTATGTTCCCGCCAGAAGTGTTGGAGGCTGTTCCTCCAGACATGTTAAGTGTTCCTCCGCTTGCCCCACCGCCTTCTCCTGCGGTTGCAATAATGCTTCCGCCATTATTTCCGTCTTCATTCGCCCCTGCCGACAAGTTAATAGAGCCACCAGATCCAGATGTACCGCCCAAAGTATTGATTGATCCGCTGGATATGTTGGAAATCCTTAAATCGTTGGTCAGAACAAGATTGGCCGTGTTTGCAATTCCGTGGACTGATGTGGTTGCAGAGTTGTGGATGGTGATTTTTCCGTCAACCTCTGCGTCTAGTGAGGCTTGGTCGGGCAGATTGGCTGTCGGGACTTTTGCATTTGCGTCCAGCGGAGCGTAGCCATCAGCAACTCCTTTGTTCGCCTTGTCTTCTTTTGCAGACAAGAGCGCAGCTCCGTTGTCTGGCAATTGAGCGGCTGGGTCGATGTATGGCAGTACTGGCACGTTGCAAATTTGTACGCTTGCCAATCCACGCCAACCTTCAACCTTTCAGTGTGCCGCTTAGTTCCTGCCTTTCCATTTCCACTTTGGGAATACCGGGATTCGGTGCTGATGCTGAAGCCAAACAATCCGCAACCATCCCAAAAGCGGATGGTGATGAACCACACGCTCCCCTCTTGGTACTGGGGTTTTGCATACAATCTTTACGCCTACAATCGGCTTCATACTAAGCCGTCCTCAATCTTGCGACGGAGTCTCCAAGCGGTTCCGCGAGAAACCCCAACCGATGTTGCGATATGGCGAATGGTCACGTCGTTCCCTGTGCTAACCAAAAGTTTTGCGTGGGCAAGCTGTTCCTCAGTCACGATGGTTTTGCGACCAATGAGGATTCCCCGAGACTTGGCAGCTTTCATCCCGGCTTTGGTGCGTTCACGGATTAAGTCGCGCTCGAACTCAGCCACGGCCGCCAGCACGTTAAGTTGAAGTTTGCTGGCAGGATTGATCGAGCCGGCGGACGTATCGATGCCTTGGGTTGGTACGACTAGACCAACATCAGAATCCAAAAGCTCGTTAATGATTCCGGCTAGATGTTGGGTTGACCTACCCATCCGATCCAGCTTCCAAGTCAGCACAAGATCTACGGATCCTGACCGAACCGCATCCATCATTTTGTTTAGGGCTGGTCGGTCAAACTTGGCTCCAGATATGCCGTGGTCTTCGAACAAGATCGGTTCCCATCCGCGCTTTTTGGAATACTCAAGCAGCTCGGTTGTTTGTAGTGCGGTGTCTTGATCGTCCGTAGAAACCCTGGTGTAGATGGCTACTTTGCGTGGGTTGATGGCAATCAATTGATCTCCTCGGGTCTGGATCCGGGATTGTCCTTAAAGAACTTCTCTTGGGATTTGTTGTAGTTGTCAATGTGGCGCATGTACAAAGGAACCTTCTTGCCAGCATTAACGTCGGCATAAAACCGATCCCAGCAATAGGCCGATGGGAATGGTGCGCCGGGCATCTTTTTGCCGTTAATGAAAAACTCCTTTAAGTAGTCGGGCATGTAACAAGACACCTCGGAAATAAGGTGCGCTGGAACACGGCGAGCCAGATCCCCATAAGCCTTAACTTCGTCAAGGGTTGCGTCCCGTTCTTTGACTTTGACCAGCTGGGTTCCGCCATACTTACGCATGGGTTCAATTGCTTGCCAAGGTGGTGGCCGCTCACCGGCGGTTACGTTGAGGGTTAAGGCTAGTGTTAGCAGTATTATATTTTTCATAACCTTAAACATATTTCGTCCGCAAAAACTAACCCAATCCAACATAGCTAACGAAATTAGCGTTAGTATCCAGATAGCCTTCACTATCAATATTGGTTCTCTTACATCTCTCCATAATAGTTACAGATCAGGAGTATAACATATATGTTACAACCTGTATAAAGGTTACACTTAATCATACAGTATTAAAGATAGATTTCCTGTTATAACATAACCCATAAGTAAGCTAGCTATATTTAAGTTTCAGATGATAGGGGGATGCAAGGGGGAAAGAAGGGTTGCTATCGGGTACTAAAATATCAATTTAACACTAGCTTCTACAAATGCTTAATAACAAAGATCAAGCTATATTTGTAGTAGATAGTTATCCCTGAAAAATGATCCGATATGCCAAATGGATACACCACCCTATTTGCTAATTCAGATCATTTATACGGCCTCCCAGGGGCCTTAGCGTTGATTTTAATTTTGGGGTGGGATCTCGGATTTCGGCTCAAGCCGGTCATCAATCCGATTCTTATTAGCGTCATCAAAATCTAACGGATCCCTAGAAAGCACTTTTTCGGCATTCAAGAAACCTTCAACTGATTCCAGTTCCTTGTCCATAAGCCAATGTTGCCACCCCTTTAATTTACGTCAAAAAAAATATATGGGGGGGTGGCACAAAAAGGGGACTCCGGCTGCCTAAAAAAAATTATACCGGGGGGGTCTTATTTTAGGGACTCCTGGTTAAATAAAATGTTGGGGGGGGGCAGGGAACCCTATTCAATTATATTACGTTATCCGTTGAACTTTGGCGTGTGGATTTCGGGGGTGGGTCTGGGTGGCCTCGGCCTTTCGGCCTCTTGTGTTCCCCTGCCTCCGCCCGAAACCCTCCCCTTTCGGGCTGTCCTGCGTAAATCCTTGCCACTCCGCTCCACCCCTCCCATTTGCGTGTGTGAGTCGGGGCAAAGAGGGGTCGAACCTCTGCCCATTCCTGCCTAGATTTTGTTTGCACAGATCGGGCCGATGCCCCGCTCTACGCTTGCGGGGTCTGTCAGCCTCGCACCGCACACCACACACCGCCCGATTGCCTTGCCGATGGCCTTGCACTCGTCAAGGGTCAGTCGGCTGGTCTCGCTGAGTCCAGCCATTGAGCCACGGATATAAACGAACTGCCCCGATGCGGGTTCAAGCATAAGGGCGTAAAGATGCCCCGCTTGTGCTTGCTGAACACGGAACACACGGCCTTGCTCATCCCTAAACATCCCTTCTCTGGTGATTCTCTGGGGTTCGGGGTGGGCGATAAGCCAAGCGTCCACGGCTTCACGGAAAGCCACGCTGTCAGAGTATCGGGGGTTGGCTTGCCAGTTTTTAGCGAACCATCTCAAGGTGAGTTCGGGCATTTGGCTGATTGGCGTGCCTCTCCACTTACCTACTGGGCAAACTGCGTCAATCGTTTGGGGTTGCGTTTCTGGGTTAATTTCGGCGAATTGTGTTGTCATACCTATTAAACCGATGCCGTCCGTCTTTGGGGTTTCGGGTTAGTCACTTCCCCGCCCCGCCTTTCCTTTCCTTTCCTATTTGCTGACAAGCTCGCTCAATCGAATCGGCTTCATCTGCCCCATCTCGGCGGGTTCAAAGAATTGAGTCGGCTGGATGGCTTTGCGTTCCTCAACTCGTCTGATTGCGTCCATCATTGCTTTTCTGTTCCGCTCTTGTCTGCGGTTGATCTGGTCGATCTTTGCTTGTAGATGCTGGCTGAATGTCATTGTTTCTTTCATTTGCTCCTCCTTTGCAATTCTTCGGTGATGTGGCGGAAGTAGGCAGAGTTTTTTTGAGTCTGCTCCAGCTCCGTTTTTAGCTTCTGCAAGGCTTCGGTTTTGATTTTGTTGATCTTCATTTTAGTCAATCAACGGCTCGCACTCCTCGGCCTCGATCTCCTCCATCTGCTCCTTTGTGATCTGGCACTTCCAAGGTGCAACGAATAGCATATAGAGAGTGTCGGAGACTTCTGCCCCTCCGACTTGGGCTTGAATCATTTGTGTTGTCATACCATTAAACCGCAAGCGTCCTGGCCGTCAGTCCGAGCCTTTGAGCTGGCTCGGCTTCTTCGTTCAGCTTGAACGATACCCACGATAGGAACTCGGAAGCATCGCCACGGCCACCAACCGAAAACTCGACAAGGTTGGGCGAACTGCGGAACTCCTCCACGCTGGGCAAGCTGGAATCATAGAGATTCGTGGCCTTCCAGTCGTAGATGGTGAAAGTGTCGCCATTGTCCGAACTGAAAAGCCAATCTCCGCTGGACTTGTGGCCGTCTGATTCTTCGGGCATCCCAAAAACTGCCAAGAGTTGCCCGAAGGTTGTTTTGAGTGTGGCTACTTTGTAAGTGCCGTTGATGTCTGCGTATGGATTTAATTTGTAGGTTGTCATAACCTTAAACGCTTGCCGTCCGAAAAAGTGGCTTGGATTTATTGCTCTCGCCAAGCCAGCGATTGACAAAACTTGCGAGTGGCCTTCTGGGCGTGGCAAGTTTGAGCGAAGTCTGTCAGCGTCCTGCGAGCCAGATCAGAAACACGGAGACGCTAAATATCACGAACAAGAGAACGAACTCCATTTCTCAATACTCCTCCGAGAGCATAAGGGTCAGCACTCGGCGAGTTTGAGAGGGGTCAGCGGGATTCGGTGAGCCGTATTCGTAATTGGTGTCGTAGTAGTCGATCTTGGCGAATAGCTTTTTGCCACGAAAGTCGAAGGCAAAGAAATCGTGTTCGCCGTGCGGATCATTGGCTTCATCGAAGGAGTCGAAGGTTTGGATTTGATTCATCAACTCTTGGGCTGTCCAAGGGCTGTCTAAAAAGGCCGTCACGCCTCTGGTCATCACGATGCGACCAAGGGAAGTGTCACCCTTGCGGAACTTGTCGTTAAGGTTTCGTATCTGTTCGGTGTGTTGGATTAGGTCTGTGGTTGTAGTCATAAAGTTCCCAGTCGAGTCGGTCTTGTTCAATTTGGTTCAGCTTTTGGAGTCTGCCCAATTCCATTCCCAAGATGAGAACGGCTTGGCGAATCTCGTCAAAGCCAGCGGTTTTTTCCGATGCCAAGGCAACGGCGTTGTCTATGTTGATCTGGTTCATACATCGACCCCGCACCTTCTTGCGATGGCTTCATAATTCTCCATCCATTCAAGAAGGATGGCCTCGGCACTCTGGCGGGTTATGTCAAACGCTTCCCGAAGGAAGGGAACTGCCCCGAACATATTTGTCTTGCCCGATTTCTGAAGTCGGAAAAGAAACTTAAAGTATTTTGTTTTTTCGTTTTCCAGCTCAATTATTGTTTTTTCAAGTGTGCTCATCGGTCTCCCTCCTGTTTAATCTCCTGCCAATACAAGGTGCTGAAAACAGCGACCCAAATGGATTGGTCTTTTCGCAATCCTTGAAAGACCAACACGCCCTCATCTTTGACGATGAAGGTTTCAGCGGTTTTCTTGACGCTGTATCCGACCCGCTTGGCTTCTGCCAGATACTTGGCGATGGTTTCCGATTTCATAAATCGGGCAAATGTTTTTCTGTTTGGTTGTGTCATACCATTAAACGATCAGAGTCCGTCACCTCTGGGGACAATAAAACGATCTTTAATCCATTGAGCGGAATGAGCGGTGGCCGTGCGTTGCCACGGATAAGCCCCACGATCTTTGAAAACCCAGCCCTCGAAAAAGTCTTGGCCTAGTTTTTTATTCACCTCGATCATCCAGTCGGAAGCCCTGCCAATGTCTCGGCCAATGAAGTCGGGCAGAGCCTCAATCGGTTGAAGTGGCTCAAGCATTTCAAGCCGTGCCGAATTGGTGGTGATGGTGTGGCCGACCTCTGGGTGGGAAAGGAGTTTCTGTTTGCGAATGTCGTAGGAACTCGAATCGTCCAAGTCCATCGCATCGAACAGGACAACGGAATCTTTCCCAAACTTGGTGCGAAGCCCAAGAAACTCGCCGTCCAGAAAGCGGGAGGCGTTCCAAGTGGCGAGAAGCGGGGAAAGAATGTCCAGCACCTTGTCAGCGTGGGAAAAGATTTTGCCGTGCCTGTTCCAGACTTGGCGAAGCTCGGTATCTACGATGATTCGCCAGCCGTTAATTTTTAGCTCACACGCCCAACCTTTTGCGGGAAGGACATTCCGAGAGTTAGGCCAGTTGGTTGGCCGAGCAGGATAGAACTGCAACGGCACGGATTCGGTTTTAAGCGACATAGATAACGGCAGGGCAGATTTTCTGGAACTCAATGTTGCCATCGGGGGTGAGCAGTTTGGCTCGCTCCGTGTGGAAGCTGGGAGTCGGAGTCACGCCGATTTTAATGTCCACCGCATCGCCAGCCAACGGCAGAAGCTCGGTCAAACGATTGACGAACTCTTGAGCGGTGGCGGGTGGCAATTTCGAGCCGTCAATTTTGAATGTGAACGCTTGGCGGAAGTGTTGCTCCAATCCGCTGGGAGCGGTTTCGATAACTGGATACCGCTTTGTCATTGTCAAACGGCAAACCTTGGACTTGCCAAGCAGAACGCCAGAGGACGGCACTTCTTGGTTGGCCTTGGCGAGGTCGGCGATGGTCTTAAACCACGGCAGAGTCACTTCGGCGAGGAGCTGTTGCTTGGCAACCTCAAACGCCCCTTCGGCAGAGGCATAGGATTCCTTGGCCTCCGCAAAGGAGTCTACCAGTTCGGGACTGGCAGGGATGGATAGTTTCTCGGTTTTGGCCGACTTGGTTTTGTTGGCCTTCGATTGGACTTTGGATAGGTCGATCATACCGCTTTAACTTTGAGAGTCCGTGATTTTCGGGAGAAGCATCCACGGCTGAAAGTCGGATGGCCTCCATCCGTTGAGAATCTCAACATCTACG